AGCAGCACCTTGAGCAATACCAGGAGCAAGTCTTATCTGAATAGTTTCTGCAGGTGCAGGGGGAATCTCCACATAAGTTGGAATATTTGGGTCGTCAAGTACCGTAGCAGTTGGACGTTTTGAAACATACGCTGTTTCTGCGGGTTTGATAATCATGTCATAATGATTAAAAGTCTCTATATTAATTTGATGACCAAGACTGTATGCTTCTCCAGTAGCAGGATCAAGAGCACCGACTGTGAGCAGTCTCACTACAATAGGAGTATCTGATTGGTTGTCAATTCTAACCGTAGTTGCTCGGAGAATTTCTTTCGTACCCAAGATTCCTCCTCCATTACCAGAAGGATATGCTGCATCAATCGACGCAGCATCAATAGATGTAATTTGTCCAAGTGGTCTAACTATCATGACTCTTATACCTTTTAACTATTTATTTTGATAACCTTTGTTCTAGTGCTTCAACCTTATCGGAGAGTTCTTTAACTGCCCCTATAAGAAGCGGAACAAGTTTTTCATAATTGACTGCCAGGTATCCATTATCTCTCGTTGTGACCAATCCTGGAAGTCCCAGAGCCTCAACTTCTTGTGCAATTACACCAGTTTCAGTTCCTTCTTTATTAGTATTCTCGTTCCAGTCAAATGTATATCCACCCAGAGAAAGAACCTTCGCAAGAGGATCATCGATGGCAGTTACATTATCTTTCAGTCTTTCATCAGAAGAATAGAATGCTGTGATGTCGTCACTTACCCGAAGTTCTCCAGTAATAGAACAACCTGATGAAATTGTTTCAAACTTTTTGTCGTTGTTGTAATAAAGTTCTACCGCTCCGTCGTTAAGGAATTTTGCTAATGTTTCAGCAACACCTACCGGATGTTTCTGTATAAAAACTCCAACTCCAGAACTTACTATTCCGAAAGTTCCAGTTCCAGTATCACCTATAAAACTATTGCCACTACTTTCATGAACTAGTTGCAGTTCATTATTATCGCCAAGCAACAACTTTTTATCGTCAGGGAAATGTAGGTTTCCACCAATATGCACACTCTTAGCAATACCAACACCACCGTTAATTTGAACAGAACCAGTTGTTGATGATGTACTATCAGCTTCATTCTTAATTTTCAGGGTTCCAGAAACATTAAGATTATTTTTAACTCTAATCTCTTTGTTGAAGGTTACTGGACCATCAAACTGTGAGAGAATCAGACCAGAGTCTCCACCCTCAACAACAATTCTTTCCTTAACAGTAACTTCATCAAAGATTGCACTCAATCTTGCAGCGTCTTCACCAGTAATTGTTGGAATTGGTGTGTCAAATGATGTTTCTTCACCAGTTGCAGATGACTTCTTAGTGTTACCAATATAGAAGTCACCTTTGTTGTTCATACCAGTATAAACAACGATACCAGCACTTCTTTCCTGCGCCTGTGTGAGGAATTCTTCCCTTTCGGTGAGAGTTCTATCCTGAACCTGTGGAAGACCCGTAGAGTAGTTACCAGGACCATATCCAAGGTATTCAAATGTATGACCAGAAGCACGAATAATAGAAGGTCTGCGGAATTCAACTGGAAGTGGATTAATCTTCTTAATTAAAGAACCTGCAGTATGTTCTTGAATTTCTGTTGCAAGAGCACCACGAATCACAACCATCTCATTATTATTAAGGAGGTCTGTTCTTGAGACTCTCATAATCTCATCATCAATTTGGATATAAGATCCAATTGAGAATCTTCTTAAGATGTTAGTTTGATTACCATTACCAGAACTTTGTCCGATATTTGTTACTTTGACCTTTGTTTCTGGAATAGTCTCATTAGGACTACTCATGAATACTGAGAGATCTGACAGCAGTTCTATAGAATCTCCTCCATAGAAAGTGTTTCCTCTTGCAGCAATACTTTCTTGACTGGAGTCAGAAACTTCATCGTTTGCCGACATGAAGTGCTTAAGTGCATATGCGGGTGTAGCACTTGGTTCTCCTTTAGATATATCAATTGTGAACACTGTTGGAGAAGTTTTTGCACTAACAATAAAATCACCAACATTATTATCACTAGAATCAAGGAATCTAAATCTATTTCCCTTTACTAATCCATGCGGAGAAGAACATGTTACTGTTCCTGTACTATAGTTGGTAACTGTAATTGCTCTACCAGCATGTATAACTGTTTGTCCAGGTATAATGTTTGTAACTGTCGATGGGTTATGAACCTGAATAGAATGTGCTGAAGGAACACTATTAATTCGATAATATTGATCAGATATTGTGGAGATACCTGTTACTTGAACATAATCATTTGATGCATCTATAACATCAACTAAGGCAGGTACAAAAGTTACAGTAAGATTGCCCACATCACCCATAACGGTAGTATCGAGATAATAAGTATCCCCGCCAATATATCCAGATCCGGGAGATGTAATCTTAACATCAGGATGGCTGAAAGAAGATCCGGTGACTGTAATAGTTGCAGTCGCTCCTCTCCAATTGGAAGTAGATGGATTATTGCCATCTAAAATTCTTATATTATGATATGTTCCGGATGCATATGTACCTTGAGTTCCTCCAACAATTCCATGAACAATACCTGAAAAATTGTGAGATCTTGTAAATCCAATTTGAGTAATTCCTGTGCTTACCACAGAAGAATTTTCTACAATTAAATCATTAGTAAACTTAGTTATAAATTCATTCGTAGTATCTCTAGTAATACTTTCCTTAAGATTACTTGTATGAACTTCTCCGATTGGAGATCTTAATGCATATGATTTTGCAGACTGAGGACTATCATTAACATTATCTCTATCTAACTGGGGATATAAATCAGTTACATTTTGACTATACTTCAGATCTGTAAATTCTGTAGTGATACCAATATTAGACCTCAGAGCATAAATGTGATAAACACCATCTTGTTGATCTTCAATATATGGAGTTACAGTCTCATTTCTATAGATATAGAAGTTTGAAGTTAAATCATTTCTATCATATCGAGGAAGATCAATAGTTCTAGTATTTACATTATTTGTAGAACTTTTGTCAACAAAATTATCTCCTGGTCCAGGAACGTTATTGTTTTGAACAGTAAATTCCATGTTGTTGGTATTAATACCAACAATTGTAAATGTTCCGTTATATCCTTTATTAAAGTCTCCAGTTGTATTTGCAAAGTCGGATACATTCCTGATAACAACTTTTTCACCCACTCTCATATTGTGAGGAACTTCAGTTATAATTGTCGCTACAGAAGAGGTATCATCAAAAGTACATGTTGAAATGAATCTTGGATTTCTATTGAAATCATAATCATTTAATGTGATCTTCTGTTGTCTTATGGCGTCATTTTGTGCGAAGTTTGCAGGATCAAAATCCTCATTCTCTCTTACATTAGTGCTACTAGATTCCTGAATAATAAATCCAGATTCTGGTGTCTTACCATTCTTCAATTCTTTTGGAACTACAACTCTAAGTTTAAAGACTTTTTCATCAAGACTTCTTGGATCTGGTCTTCTTCTGATAAAAGTTGGTTCCGTTTCTCCAGCCTCAAATGCAGATGCTCCTCCCGCAGCAACTAACGCATCATAGAATGTAGAATTACTTGTCTGAATATACCAACGATTTACGCTGTCGTTCCATTGAATTGGGTGTCCAGGTTCTCCTGGAAGTTTATCCGTTACTCTACTAATAATTTTGAGGTCACTTCCTCCATAAATTTTAATTGCATTTCCATTTTCAGCATCAGTTTTTGTCGATGCTAATGCAATTCTATGACTATTTGGTAGAGTGTCTGGATCAAGTGCAATTACATAGTATACCTGGTGCGGAACAATATTTTCTGGATATTCTCCAGTATTGCTAATTAAGAGAACTTTTTCTCCTGTAGAAAGTTTTGGTGATTGTCCAAAATCAAGTTTGGTATCAGTTACAGACTGAACTGATAATTCTCTAAATGAGGAATATTGTGTAAATGAGTTTGGAGTCAGAGAAGGAAGATTGCCATCAACAAAAACAATTCTTGCCGAAGTTTCTACAGTATTGATTCTAACGAAAAGTTCATCTTCTACTTTAGCACCAACACGATAACCCTGTGTAAGAACTGGAGGAACGTTATCTTCTGATTGGAAACCAGCAATATAAAGTTTTGTATTATCTCCCTGATTAATAGTAGTTGCAACATCAATGTTTAACCAGTCAATTTCTTCTTCCGTAGTTTCAATTGATTTTGGTGTAAAAATATTTGTAATAAATGCCTTATTATCTTTTGCAAACGCATCCTTCTTGAATCCATCAGAAATCAGCGATAACTGACCAAAGTTGGAGTTAGAGTTTGTAATTGAGGCATCAGCACCACTCTCGCAGTTGAAGTGCTTATTATATCCGATTGCGAAAACAGAAACAATCTGCAAAATTGCATCATTTCTAACTCTAATATGAGTCTGTTCCCAACCACTCCTGTAAATTGCCTTGGAATCTAAGTGATAAACTTGATCGGTATTTGTTGACGCAGATCCACCCGCAAGATCACTACCAGTTTCTTTAATATAGTCAATTCCTTGATAATCTCTCCCCGATTTATTATATTTTACAAATGCACGGTCATCTTTTTGAAGAGAAACACCAGTAAACTGTGCAACAACCATGGAACGGAAACCGTCTGCTTTCGCACCATCTGCCTGCATTCCATTCATACCATAAACAGATCTCAGTGAACAGTTAAAGATGTATGGAGATGCACCAGTAACAGTATCAGTTTCAATAACAACTTCTGCACCAGAAGAATTGACTGAACTTAAAGTTTCTAAGTTTGTTCTAAATGTTGGTAATTGATATGTAAATGTTCTTGGATCTGTTGGGTCTACTGTCGCTACTTTTGCAGAAATGTTATAATCATTAGGAATCACTCCTCTAATTTTAATTGGAGTCCCTTCAGTAAGATTATGATTAGTGGCAGTAGTTACAGTTACAGTGTTATCTGGGACACCACCACTACCCGCACTAATTGTGCTAATGGTTATTGGGTCTGCCGCAAAAGCACCAACAATTTCCCATTCTGGACGTTGTTTTGCAAATCCATCTGGTTTTGTTGGGAATTTATCATCAATATCTCTATCAGGACTTCCAGATGCAGTACCATATGCATTTGAAAGTTTCGCATAATACATATCCAAATCGGTTAACTCAGTATCAAAATCACCGATAGGAACAGTATTTACACCGTCTGCATATTCAAAGCAGGTAAGTTTATGGTGTGAGAATAATGGTCTCGATCTATTATTATCAGTAAAGTCTGTTGGGTCAGTATAAACTAATCCATTTTCATCGCCATCAAAGAATGAAAATTGCCAGAAATAACATGCACCAGTAATTCTAAAGATAGCACTCGGAGGAGTATCTTCGTAACTTGCAGTTGGGTTTGGAACATATAGTGGTTTAATTTTGGTCTTTCTTAAGTCAAGACCAACAATTGAAGTGCCTCTAGGTACAATAACTCCGCCTTCTGTACTATTAAACTTATAGAGGATATTATCTTCTCTTGATAAGTCAAAGGATGTTTCTAAACTTAAATCAAGTACTGATTGTGCTGTAGGTTTTCCGGATGGAGCGTTGGGAGTTCCGGTTGTAAATCCTGGTTCTGCAACTCTCGGTACAATACCATCTTTATATATTTTAAATCCTGGTCTATTATCGACTATATGATCGCCAGGCATCAAAAGAATAGTAGTCCTTTCTGTTAGGTCATTACTAGTTCCTTTTACATATGAAAATCTTGCAGATTCTAAAAGTGCTCTCTGAATCGTTTTAAAAGGTCTTGCAAGAGAGTTACCAGTATTATCAATACTATCAGTGGAGTCTAAATCTGCTGGACTTACATATAAAATGCGTCCTTCAGTGTTCTTGATAAAATTATCTAGTTTATTCAGAGGCATGGTATTACTGCTTCTATACTATTTGCTATGATTTATTTATCCTAGATAATCTTGCTCGTCGTTGTAAAAACCGATTAAATCTTCGGGTAGAATTTCAGGATTCTCTATTTCTATCGCATCAAAACATGGATGTGCCTGCTCCATAATCAAATAATTTGAACCCCTATACAAATCTTCTGGTTCATAACTATCATTTTTATTTGCTTCATCTACTAACCCTCTATCATATAAGTGCCCATCTGGCATTTCATCAAAAGTAAAAGGTACATTATTTAAGAAATATACTTTTACAATGATTCTTTCGTCATTATACCAACAATGTTCCGTACTTACCGTATATGACATAATATTCTTTTGGAATATTTAGTGCGAGTAGGGAGACTTGAACTCCCACGACCGTGATGGTCAACAGATTTTAAGTCTGGTGTGTCTACCGATTCCACCATACTCGCATAGGTGCTCCCTGTGAGGATCGAACTCACCTCAGCCGAATTATGAGTTCGGTGCATTCACCAGATTGCTAAGGGAGCAATAGGAATACTGGGAGTTGAACCCAGACTAACCCGTTATAAGCAGGCCGCTCTAACCATTAAGCTATATTCCCATTGGGTTCAGGTCAATTATAGCAGACCTGAGATGCTGTGTCAATTATGATGCTTCTTGATTATTCTCAACATATATCTTATAAAGTTCGTCGTCAATAGGCATCATAATTGCCGCATGACCATTATCTCCTACTATACCTATTCGCTCTCCGTTCTCAACTCTTTCAAACAATTCATCAAACTTTTCTTCCCATTCTTGCACGGTAAAGATTTCCATAGTTGACTTATTTAGTATATCAGACATTATTGCAGACTGCAAGATCGGCATACTGAATTTGGTCATCTTCAAGGTTTGCAGTCACAACTTCCAGAACATTCATGAACTGGTCTACAGTATCACACTCTACGAACTTTTCATCACCTTGATCACTCATAAGAAGGAAGGAGCGGGTGCAGATGTCAATCACGATGCCTTCGACGTATTCGGCGGTGTTGTTCATGGTGTTCCGTTGATTACCCTCATATTATAGGGGATTCTGGAGGGGGTGTCAACTGTGCCAATCGGAGAACTGGTTAGACCAGATTGAATCTACCCTTAACTTGGTCATAATTAGCAGTAATCTCTGCCTGAGTCAGTTCTTTATTATAGATACGCATAAGTGCTAATTCCATAGATGTTCTATAGTGTGTACTTGGAACTGGATCCGAACTTGCTACTGCTCCTTTTGCAAAATTCGCGCCAACATTAAAATTTAAATTATTTGTAATTGGAGAATTATTATCAACTACAGCAGAATCGGTAATTTGCTGTAATGTTTGACTTACTCCGTTAATATAAATTTTATTTTTCGTATAATCTCCTTTATTAAACACAAATACATAATGTGCCCAATTCGCAGGATCGACATTATGAATCCTTTCATTTAATGGATCAGTATTGACCAATCCTAAATTGTTAACTTGCTCTGAAGTTAGTCCATACAAATCTCTTTGGGTGTGAATATCACTACTAAATCCTAAATGTATTGGTTCAGTACCTGTAGAGTTTTTTCCTGTCCATATAGAATACTTATTCCACCCAAAAATTATTTCCCCTCCACCGTTATTAGCAGTAGATACTTCCGGAAGAGTTAATTGTGATAACATTTCTACAGTTACTATAAGAGTAGAATCATAATCAATCAAATTCTTACTAACTTGAAAATTTAAATATCCTTCACTGCTACTATTATTTTTATTAAATTTAAAGTGACTGCGAAATGTATCAAATGGATCTTCAAAAAATTCTAAACTATTCTCTACAGGGGGAGGTACAGAAAATCCATATAACTCAGCCTCATTATCTGCATCTTCTCCACTTTCACTAATATCATACCAAGAATTTCCAGACCCATAATATGAAGAGTTATTTGCCGCGTCAAGGTAATATACAAGTCCCGGTTCTTGTACTGTATCGGCACCGTCTAATTCTTTAATTGCACTAATTACGCTTGCATTTTTATTCTTTCTTACATTAACTTCATTTTTTGTATTTTGATATCCCCAGTGCGATAATTCTTTATCGGACTTATTTTTCTTAATTATGTTTAACTTATTACGATAGGAATCTCGTTCTTTTCTAAGTGTTATAATTTCACTATAAGCGGCACTAATACTATTACCAATAGCAACACAATTAGATGCATCCGAAGCTCCATTAAGAGTATGCAGACCTTCTGCCGAATCCACTAATGAGGCACTACCGATAAGAGGACCACTTCCATCAGTATGAATACCAGTTGTTGTTCCTGCACCTGAACCAACTAAAATTTCTTTATTTTCCCTTACATTTTGATAACCAAATCCAGCATATGATCCATTTAAATGAACTGTTGCATCTGGTTCAAATGGATTATCTGTTCCTGGATCATATCCAGGTCCTGCCATTTTTGTATATATCTTAACAAATTCTACTTCTTCATTAAATGTAAGAAGTTTTGATGTTCCAATTGCAACAGATGTCATGCTACACACACCAGTAACTGCGTCAGAAGTAAGATTAACTATCTCCAATTTTTTAGCATCTATTTCATTATTAAGACGAATTATTTCATTATCATATGCTTTACAAACCTCTTGTAGAGTTTCTGCATCTTCTTTAAACTGAGTCTCTTTTTCATCAACTACAGCCTCATCATAATATTTTTCACCTACAGTTACTTCTCGTTCCGAATATCTTCCTTTCGAATCTTTAGTAATTCTCTTTTCGTTTCTTTTGGCAAGTTCTGCAGTCTCTGGTATAAAATCAGACTCCATTCCTCTGGAGCCCTTTATTGCCTGTTTATCATAAGCACCATCTAATTGAGTTTGCTCATCCTCTAAAATTTTAAGTGCCTTTCTTTTAGTTGTATCATCAATATTGATTGCCATTACGATGCCTCCAGTGCTGCTACTTTTTCTTTCAATTCAGTAATTTCTTTTTGTTGTTCTTGAACTGCACCAATTAGCACAGTTACAAGTCTTCCATATTCAATACCTTTGTATTCTTTATCATACAAAGGTTCTGTTTTGACTACCTCAGGTATATATTTCTGAACTTCCTGAGCAATTAATCCAATCTGTCGTCCTTCTGGATAATTTTTTCTTAAAGAACTTGGAGTATTTTCTTTCCATTCATAATAAACTGGATTTAACTGCATTATCTGCGATAATGATGTAGAATCGTCAATTCTTTTAATATTTTTCTTTAATCTAATATCAGAGTGAAAATGAAGGAGATCTAGTGGTCTTCCATTATAATTCCAGAATCCATACAATCCTCCAAGTGCGGCAACATTACTACTTTTTGGAGTGGCTTCTTTCACACCAGGAGTTACTTTTGAAAATAATCCAGTAATTTTCTGAGAAACTGCGTTATATGATGCTTCAAGTGCTCCTAATGAAAGATTTGATCCAACTTTAACATGTGAACCGAGATTATTATGAATACCCGTATGATTGGATAGACCAGTTGCATTATAAGAAAATGGTGAAGTTGCCGAAGGTCCGGCAACTAATGATGCGGTAAATGGAGTCAATAATGCACCCTGACCAAAGTGACCTTTATGTGCAGCCAAAGTTCCTGGTTCCCAAAGTGCTTTGGGGATATTTAATGCACTACCAAGTAGTGGGTTTCCTACTTCTAAAGTTCCTGTATCTAAACTAGCAAATGCCATTTTTTCCTCCTATTTGCAGGTTTCTGCAATATCGCTTATCAAACTTGCCACCGGTCCAGGCAAGAATGCAGATAATGCTCCAGATAATGGAGAACCCTGCATAACATCTGCATATAAAAGTCTTAAAAATCCTTTTGCATTAAGTGTAATGCTATCTGCAGAAGTTACGCAAACTTTACCACCAGAAAGATTGAGTTGTTCATCAGCTCTCATAGTGATGTGGTCATTTGCTTTCATTAAAATTGAACCATCACTTCCTGCACCAACACATTCAATATCAATATTTTCTGCTAGGAGTTTGATTCTTCCATTAGGGGCACTTAATACTAAGTCTCCATTTTCACATGTAATTGACTTAGCAATTGCTTCCGTCTCTGGTTCGTCTCTATTGGAACCAAGTTCTTCACCATAAATTTCATCAGATCTACCAACAACTCTTATTTGTCTATTACCTTCAAGAGTATGAATCTCGGTATATCCGCTTTTATAGCAAATAAAGGCACAACTATTTGTATTTTCGCTTATTTTTAATTCTTCACCAATAGGTCCCAAAAACATGGCACCCCATTGATTGCTGAATATTTTTTGCTCTGGTACTTTTGCCATATTAACTTATACAATCAACAATACGAATTACATCTCTTCTATTTAACTCACCATCAGTAATAATATTTCTTCCACGCAACGTAGTAATCAAACCTTCTCTATCTGCATTAGACAATTCAGCATCAATTATTGAATCAGTATCAATATTTATTCCAGTATCATTAGAATCTTCTTCAAATTCTTCTATACGGATAAATTCTAATATAGGTCTTAGACTACAACCATAACCAGTATCAGAAATAATCTCCACTTCTGGATAACCAGGAATACCGCAAACTGGGTCAGCAATGTTTATTGCAATAATTTGTCCTTCTTCTGTCATCTGAACTGATGCAGATAAATTTGAAACATTTGGAGTAATTTTAATAGTATCATTTATAGTATATCCAATTCCAGTATCTAATACTTCAAATCCATATAAGCAAACAACATAATCTCGTCCATATCCACCACCTCCCGTACCAGGACTTGTACCGGGAATTGTACTAGGATCAGTTACGTCACCATCACTTGGCGGTGAATCAAACTCATCCCTACCATCATCTCTAGGAACTATCACTGGATTTGTAATTACTATTCTATCAATATGTCCATCAGGAGTAATTATAGTATAACCACTTAAGTAACTATCTTCGCAAGAATCAACAAAAGATACAAACGGTGGGCGAATATATCCTTTACCACGGTCTAAAAGATTTACTCCAACAGTTCTTCCAATCTCATCAAGTACAAGTTCTCCAACTGCTCCTGCTCCACCACCACCAAATATTTCTACTTTTGGTGGACCGCAACGTGAAGCTCTAGTCAATTCTTTACATGCAGTATTTAAAGATTGTCCAGCGGCACCGGCAGAATCTCCCAACTTATCTCCAAAGATTTCAATTCCGTCAATAAATTTAGTTGCATCTCCAATAATGGAATCTGCAGTTGGTGTTTGGCGACCACCAAGAGGTGCTAAGAAATCATCAAATGCATCAACCTGCGCTTTTGATGGACCTCCCCATGGACTTGCTTTGAACTTAGTAATTTCTGGGCAATTTGGTGCTGCACATAAGAATGCTTCAAATCCAAGGATATAATCAAGTGCCTGAAATACACTACCTACAATCTTACCAACACCACCAAGTACATCATTAATTTTATCTAAAATAGGACCTACAGCAGTATCGACAAGTGCAGCAACATTATTAACTAAAGCATTTGTAAATTGTTGTGCTGCACAGAATGGAACGTTGATGACTTTCTCAACCATTTCTTTTAAGAAATCAACAGCGAGATTTGCCAGATTCTTTATAATATCTTTAAATGCACAGAAAATATTATCAACAACAACTTGTATGATTGTATTTTTAATTGATTTTGCAACCTCAGGTAAAAGTTGATTAATTAATGCGGAAATTGCGGAGTGTATTTTATCAATCAAAAAGTCTCTAAGACGATTAACTAAAGTCTTTAGAACTGCACCAATTATTTTAGAAGTATTTCTAATTAAAGTTGTTAGATTCTGAACTTTATTAATTGTCCCCATAACATATAATTCACCATACTGCTTTATTCCCTTTAGAGCAGTCATAAAATTATGGAGGGCAATATTAATTTTACCCAATTCACTTTTTCCGCAAGGATCTGGTAAAGATCTTTCTTTTTTCGCTGCAGCAACGGCAGCAGCATGTGCGGCAGAAGCAACAACTTTTTCTTGTTTTGGCGTATCTTTTAGATTCTGACCTTTTTCAGTTTGAGATGCATTTTTTGCCATTAACTATAATCCTCCGTGTTGCTATTTATTCCCTTGCTCCACCAATATCAAAAGAAGGAATTTTCTTTGATTCAGTTTCACGACTTAATTGTGCAACACTTCTTTGATACTGTTGCCGAGTAATTACACCAGAATTAACTGCTGCTTTTGCCGCATTAAATTTAACAGTAGAAGTAACTGTAGATTGTTTACTGTTAATGACGGTATTATAATCTTTTTCCGAAATCTTTTCTCTACCACCATCCCAACCTTCTAATTTCAATCCTAGAGAAACTCCATTCTCATTTGTCGGAGATGAAGAAACTTCTTTCTTTCCTTTATTTAATTCGGTTGCTGATGGTTTTGCCTGTGATTCTGGTTTTGGTCCGCCAGTTATTTCTGCCTGATTTGGTTCTCTTCCGCAATTATAACGATCTATTCTTTTTCCTTTCGTATTTCCATCTGAAAATTTTGTATCAGTATCTTCATTTAAATTGTTACCAAGAACTTGAGTGATAACAGGAATTTGACAATCTTCATCCATAAAGAATCCGATCACCCATTCTCCACCCCAAATTCCCGTTGATTGTGCATTACGATTTCCATGTGTGGTTGGTTTTGCAACAATTGCCCACGGTAATTCCTGGTCAGTTACTTCCTTTTCTTCATCCGGACTTGACATTGGATGCATACCAGGAATTCTTACCTTAACTCTATCCCCATGAGTATCTTTCCATATGGGAGATTTGGCATGTTGATTTTGACAAGGTGGAACTTGTCCCAAAAACCACTTATTATTCCCTATAGCGTAACCTATGTTATCTGCCATTTTTTAGTTTTTAGTATATAGACCGTAAGTATCACGAACAAGAGTCATCGAAGTAAATGACCTTTTTGTATCATAATGATGACATAGATCCATAATCATATAAGCACCACTCTGTGTTGGATCTGGTGTCCCATCACACTTATCTCCTTCAGTAACCATTTCAAAATTACATTCTACAATATTACCTGCCATAAGAGTAGGATTAAGTGGGACTTCCATTTTTATTGATTGTGCCATCAATAAATTATATCTCATTTGAACTTTTCCTTGCCATTCTGTAGGGTCACTTTCTGTTTCTTTGGTTTTCTTTACTTGCGGTGACAAGGCACCGACATCTTTAATGCTGAATAATGTTCTCGTAGGTTTTTTACTCTCTGGTTTTGTTGGTTCACTCTTACCTAATGATTTGGGTAGAGTTCCAATATTAAAATCTCTTTCTACTTCTTCAAATGTGTATGGATCAAAGAAAACTGTTCTGTTAGAATATACACCAGTTTTTAATGAATCAATTAAATTTTGATTTTTAATTACAGATGCCTTTGAAATTTTAAAGTTTGTATCTGTAGTCACACTTGATTTATTTACATCAGTTCTATAGTACGTTGCAACAGGTTCTTGATCAATCAGAGTGTCAATAGCAACAAATTTATGACCCTCACGAGTTTCATAGAAAAAGTATCCTGGATTCCCCTCAACTGGAACAGACTTTGCTGCCAACATCATAATGACATCAAATGGAGATTTTTTATTGCCAATAAATTGATACTTATTTTTTGTTTGATCTACCTGAATATCTACTCCTAATAAATCTTTTCCTATCTTTTGAACAGTAAGAGAATTTGATGGAGTCTGATAATAATTTTTTTTAACTTCTTCCTGTTGATTTTTAATTGCGGATTCCGAAACTAAACTAAGAATGACACTTTCTCGGTTAGATTCTTGATCTGGATTATTTGCTCCATTTATAATTAATGGTTTGGTCGAATAATCAAGAGTTCCGAGTGGATTTGTATATCTAAAATTAACTTTTTCTGTACCATCACTTGTGATAGGAAGAGAGTTATATATTGTTCCAACTCTCTCCTGATTATCATATTCTCCATCGTGCTTTGAACCGCCACCAGTATCAACATAAGTAACTATACTCGTTACATTTGGAGATAATAAACTCTCGTAGTAGTCAAAAGTTGTCATTCTTCCAACTAAAGGTATCTCTTTAGAACCCTTCGTAATCGTAAGTAATTCAAACTTACCTGTTTTAGAATCTGCTGCGTTTGCCATTTATTTTATACTCTCCATATTCCAGATAGTTGTGAGTTACTTGAAGATTGTGAAGATTTTTGTTTGATTGGTATTGGCATAGGAACATATGCCGTCTGTATAGTATTTACCTGTTGAATTGCTATAGTTGTTGTCCCTTCATCATCCATTGGTTGATTTAATGATTGCAGACGTTTTGTATCTCTAATGGATTCAAACATTCTTCCACCCTGTGCCTTTTCTCTAGTATCAAGAGATCTTGGAGCAGATAATGGAGTACCAAAAAACTTTGGATAAACTTTATGAGGACTCAAATGACCACCCTTTCCGTTTTTATATACTTCGAAGTGTAAGTGAGTTTCATCAACATTTCCAGTAACATAGGTCATATCAACCAACTCACCAATTTTTTGACCTGCCTTCACATTATCCCCAGGTCTTACCATTGGTGTCATATGAAGATATCTTTGATCATATCCATCAGTACCTTGTATCATCATTCCAGACATATATTTTTTCCCACCAAGATATTTCTCACTCAGAACTTTTCCTCCAACCATTGCAACAACATCAATATTTGGATGTTGTCCAAATGGTGGCGATTCTGTTAAATCAATTCCGGCATGACCACCATAAGATCTTCCTGCTCCATAATATTGTCCAGATTCTCCACTAAATTGTCCACTTGGAAGTGGGAAATAATAATGTCCTGCTTTCATTTCTAGAGGAATATCAGGTTTATCATCATCAACAGTATCTGGTCTATTAGGATCCTTACTTGGAGATAGTCCATCATGTTTTTTTCTTTCGGCAGAAGTAAATTGCCTTTCGGTAAACTCACCAGTCGTTTTGTTCAGAACTCCCTCTTTCCCACCTTTTTTTGCGAGAACAATATTTTTGCCACCAACTTTGTTGCGAATTAAATCAATTGCTGGTTTTAAGGTTTTTATAAGTCCCCCAAGAGGTCCTGCCTTTTCTGCAATTTGATCAATTAATCCACCATCACCATTTATATCTTCTAGTGCGCCATCAACTCTTTTCTTATCAGCATCAAGTTCTTTTTCATCCAATTCACCAGTAAAGAATGCTTTAATTACTTTAAATCCACTTTGAATTGGTGTTAAGAAATTAACAATATTATCAACAATACCCTTTACAGTCTCTATAATTTTTGGTAAAGCATTTACGATAATTCCTAATAAGATAAGACCCATAAAGTTAAATAATTTATCAAATATACTTCCAGTAGAAGCAACAGCATTTTTTATGTTTGAAGCAATACCTTTTAATGCTGATCCCTTTTCTAATCTCCTTTCTTCTCCTCTGAATTTTGCTTTACTTCGTTGAACAGTTTCATTTCTTCTCGTATTTGCTTCTTGTTTTTTATATTGTTTATTTGATTTGACAAGAAAACTATGAATGTTAGTTACATTTATCTTCAATTGCTCAACCTGAGATTTTGAAGATGGTGCGGATTTAATTTTTACAGGATTCGTAGTTCCTGTGAGAGTTGGAGTTAATCCTTCACTCATAGAACCATATTTTAATTTTTTCTGTTGCTGATCGCCCTCTGATGAAATCAATTCAGATTTTTTAGACAATTTACTCTTTATTTTTTCTTTTGCCTTTTCTTTTGCTTTATTTTTTATCTTATCTTTTGCGAAAGATTTTACTTTTGTTTTAACAAGTTTTTTTGCGCCACTTCTAGCAGCTCCTTTTGCTCCAGTCGCCGCAACTCTCCCTAGACCTGCTCCTATTCTTGCTAATCCCGCCAATAAAGGTGCTGCCATAGTTCTATACCATTATCCCATATATTGAAGATGACATCTGCCTATATCTATCTGCAGGATTGGCACTTGCGATATCTGGAACATCTGTTGCCTGATCTCCCATAGAAGGTAGTTCTGGTGGTGGAAGTTTATTTGTGATTGGTGGTAGATTAACCATATTAATTCCACCACGTCCTTTTCTTCTTGAAGAAATTGTTTGGTAAATTTTTTCAGTTTTCATATTATTGATCACAGTTCCATCAATATTTGGAACCATTAATTCTGGTCCGCCCTCACCCACAAGATATGGTCTTCCTGCCTTTACAGGTCCACCCATCTTTCTTGCTTCAATTGTAGTTGGAGTTAGAATATTTGATATTTTTGATTTGTAATCTTCTCTAACTTCCATATCAACTTTTCTTCTTGCTTTTTCGTTTGGATTGACATACCCAGATTTTTTTCTTCCAGGTGGTGTTGGTACTATTTTTAACTTACTTTGCTTCTCTTTTATTTCTGCATTCATTTGATCTTTGAGTGCATATAATGCTTCTCTTTTTTTCTTCACTTCTTGGAATATTTTTTCTTGCTCCTCATCTCTACCAGTTTTTCCTTCTCTTCTGGCTTTAACACCAAGATTTTTTCTTCTTCCACTTTTATCCATTCCAGCATCTGCTAACTGCTGGTCTAATTGACTATGAGCAGTGCTATAATCTTCACCACCAGTCACTAAATTTCTTGCTTTTTTCAGTAAAAATTCTCCACCCTTATAAAGTAATACTCCCGCACCAATTGCAAGCATTGCTTTAAGAGTTAGTGGATTTAAAAGAAATCCTATCAACAAAGGAACTGCTTTTGCAAGTAATCCGACAAGTATTCCTATAGGACTCAATAATCCACTAATAGCACTAACAACTGGCAACAAAGCAATTGCACCGACCGCAATTGCCATCCACTTCCAATTATCTTTGATCCAACTAAACCATCCTTTCACTTTTTCCATATTCTTTGGATCTTTCAACCATTCAAATATTGCATTTGCAGCAATACCTAAAGCAATAGTTTTCACAAAATCCATTATACGTTCAAAAATACCTTTTACAGGTGCTACAGCTTCTTCTGCCTTTTCACCTACAGAGTTTTTAATTTTCTTTGATGATTTTTCTAATTGACTTTCTTCTGCGCTAAGCTTTGCTCTAGAAGAACCTCTCTTTGCTCTATCAAGTTTTGTTTTTTCTTCTTGAGATCTAAGTGCAGAAGATCTCATCAATTCTTGTTGAATCTGAACAAGAATTTGGTTGGTTTCTGCTAAAGATTTTTCTATATTACTTCCACCACTGCCTGGTAATTTTTGACCTATATTACTTTGCGTATTCTTTGAGATATTTTTTAATATTGTTATTTTCTCGTCCTGTGTCTTTTGAGACTTTACAAGAGAGTTGATTGATATTCTATTCTTTCTTACAATTCTTGCGAGAGTTCCAATCTTCGAAGTTCCTCCCTGACCAACATTTCCCAAAGCACTATCACTTTCACTACCAGCAAGTGGACTCCTGATATTAGTTACATTTAATTTTGGTTTTTTCGTAGTTAAATTAGATTCCACTCTGCTGCTGTGCTTTTAGATTTTCTTCTTCAATATATTGTTGGAGAAGAGCGAGATAAACTTCTCTTTCCCAAGGAATCATATTTTCTAGCTCTGTTAATGAATATTTATGATGCTGCATCAAGGCAAAGTTGATTTTATAGTATGACTCAAGGTTAGTATGAGCCATACCTAACTGAAAAAAGCTGCTAACCCCTCAAGAACAACTTCAGATTCAACTTTTGTTGTAGGATTTTTGACTACAATCTTATGAGAAAGTTTAGGCATAGTCGTAAAGAACTTTTCAATCTCTTTAAATTGTTTAGTATTTAATTGTCCAATAAAATCATCAAGTTCTTTTTTAGAGTAGTCAGATGCTTCCCAACTCTCTTCTTGATTATAAATCATATCAATACATGATGTAATCATCGAAAGAGATTGGGAAACTTCACTTAATCCATCTACAGTTTCAAAGTTATTTTCAACAAACTGTTGTAGTGAAGGATAACGAAGTTTCATCGAAAGATTATCATCAAGCTTAATAATATTTTTATGACCTCTTGTTTTTTGAATCTTGATAGTATCAAGATCAATTGTCATTTCTACCTGAGTCTCTTCATCGTCAGGGCAAGTGATATTGACATCAACAGTTTCACCGACAGATCTTGCTCGAACATTTAAAAACAAATATTCAATATCAAAAGTAGCGAGATCTTCTACTTTGACATTTTCAGTAAGAATACATTCACCAAGAATTTGAACAATAGCATTTGTGATATCAGACATATTTTCTGATTCCATCGCCATAATCAAAATCTTTTCTTCTCTTACGAGAAAGGGTCTATATCTAATCTTCTTTCCAGTCGAAGGCAACGTCATTTCATACGTTGGCGTATTAATCTTAGGTAATGGCATACTAATCGATACAACTCATATGTGATTATTTAGAGAGTTATTTAGAATGCGCCAGGAGGAAATGTGTTTCCATATCTAATCTTATCATACTCAGCATATGCTTTTGCAGTATCTCCGCCATGTCTTCTCAATAATGTTTCGAGTGCATTTTGTCCAGTTACTGCAGTAGTTCCACTAGATTCTATTTCTTCTTGAGGAACTGCAGCAACTGGTGCATTTCTAGATTCTTGAACGGATTCTTCAATTATTTTGGGTGCTGTAGGTTTTCTAGATGTTTTTAATGATTGTTCTCTTCTTTGTCGAATCAATTCTCTTTCTTTATTTGGATCATATGATGCTCTTGCACTATCAGGATCGAATGTATTTACTTCTCCCAAAAATGTATCTTTAGTTGGATTGACAATATATCGATCATAATTAAAAGAAACAGATACTCTCAAAATATCTGCACCACCATAAGAAACAGGAACTGCTGCTACAGTTTTTGGAAAAGCATTTATAAATTTGTAAGATAAAGTTGTATTACTCATATTTCTTTCAAATTTAGTAATCGACATCGCAGAACATTTATAATGATCTGGATATCTCATTCTACGATAATAGTTAGTGCCATATTCGTTAGCATTACTTCCAGAAGCAATATAATCAATCCATCCTTCAAAAAATCTTAGATTATTATAATTAGAATCTACGTAAAAAGTAAAATCAATATCAGTATATAATCTCGTATGTGCAAATTCTTGCGAGATACCCATAAAATTATCTTTCACTTCTGAAGTTGCTAATGAACTTCCCGGTAATGAAGCCTCATTACACATAAGACCAGTATTCGCTAAAGTTTCACTAAGATTAACATCAAATTTTGTTTGTAGATGGGTAGTCAAACCGCCCAGAAGACCAGTTTTACCAAAACCAGAAAAACTAACTAGATAATAATTAGTTTGTGCTACATTACCAAAAACATTTACCGCTCTATCTCTATCTATTGGTACTGGTTTCGGAGTTGTCTTTGATTTTGCCACTCTAAATACCTTATACGACTACTTTATTATTAGTTATTTAGATGTCATATAAGGGAAAATACAAACCATCTTATCCTAGGAAATATAAGGGTGACCATACTAATATAGTCTATCGTTCTCTCTGGGAGCGTAAGTTTATGGTTTACTGTGATAAGAATGAAAATATTTTAGAATGGGGAAGTGAAGAGGTTGTTGTTCCCTACCATTCTCCAATTGATAATCGGTATCATCGTTACTTTCCAGACTTTTATATTAAAGTTCGCGAATCAAATGGAAAGATTAAAAAGATGATTATTGAAATCAAACCATTTAAACAGTGTGTGGAACCCAAAGTTCAAAAGAAAAAAACGAAGGGTTACATCTATGAAGTTATGGAATATGCCAAGAATCAGGCAAAATGGGAAGCAGCAAAAGAATGGTGTTTAGATCGTGGATATGAATTTAAAGTTCTTACAGAAAACGAGTTAGGTATCAAATGACATTCTCGTACCCAACAGATGATGATGAAAATCGTGTCCGTGGTGTAGTTGATAGTTTAGTTGGCACAGAAGATGCCGATGATGTAATGATGAAATTAATTGGCGTTTTAAACGAAGGTGGTAAAGTTCCGAGTGGAACTGGAAAATATTATACTTTCTTTTATAATGCAGTTACACCTGGAGAATATGATGAATATCCTCTCGTGGGTGTGACTGATATATTTTCTTGGGGATTCCGTGGAATCAACTTTCACTGGGGTGATAGAAGACAATATAACTACAATCAAATTGTTGGTGGTCTTTACGAAGTGTATCCAGAAGAAATGTCTGACGTAATAGAACTCGGTTTTACTAAAATACGTTCTAAATAGTTAGAAAAAGATAAATGGCAGCAGAACCAAAACAAAGTAAGGATAAGAAAGTATTACGATATCCGCAATCTATTATCGCGGAGGAGACTGATTATCTATCAATAACTGTTGTTGCATATAAACCAATAGGTAGAACTGATGGTCCAAATGAACAGGCAGGAAGACTTATTAGTGAGGCTGGTGCAAGAAGAAATTCAACTGAAGCAAGAATAAAAACAATTATTCTTCCAATTCCTTCTAATATTTCAGATACAAACGCTGCCAAGTTTGGCGAATCCAGTTTAAATACGATTGCTGCTACCGCTATTGGTGGTATTACTGATATGATGACTAGTGCTGGTGGGGCACTCGGCGGTAAAGGACCTCAAGCAATGCTTGACGCTGCAGGGCAATCGGCATCCACAACATTAAATAATATTGCTCAAGCAACTGGAGGATTATCAGGTCTTCAAGGTTTTGCCACTAGAGCTCTCGCATCTGAAGCAGCAGGTATTCTTGGAGCAAATATTACTCCAGACCAACTTCTGGCAAGAACATCTGGAGAAATCTTAAATCCAAATCTCGAACTTCTCTTTGGTGGTCCGACTCTTAGGTCTTTTAGATTTTCCTTTAAATTCACTCCACGAAATCAAAGTGAAGCACGAGAAGTGAAAGAAATTATAAGATGCTTTAAAATGAATATGGCACCTAAAGTTAAAGGTGCTGATGTTAGTATTAAAGGGACTATGATGAAAACTCCAAATGTATTTGAGTTAAGATATAAGCAAGGAGCAGAAGATCATAAATTCTTAAATCGATTCAAGCAGTGCTTCTTAGAAACCATTAGTGTAAATTATACTGCTGATGGCACTTATGCAACTTATGAGAATGGAGAACCAGTTTCTATGATTATGGACTTAAGTTTCAAAGAAATTGAACCAATTTATGATGTTGATTATGAAGATGCATCATCAGGAATAGGAGTAGGATACTAAAATGGGATACTTTAGAGAATTACCAGATTTAGACTATCAATCATTTCTTTCCAATAGAGAATCAAATGACGAATACTTAAGAGTCAAAAATTTATTCAGAAGAAATAAGATACGTAATGACTTAGCAGACTCATTTACACTATTCAATAAGTATGAAATTGTTGAGGGTGCAAGACCTGATACAGTTGCAGAAGAAATGTATGGTAGTGCAGAACTTGATTGGGTTGTTTTGTTAACTGCTGGAATTACTAATGTAAGAGATCAATGGCCTCTTTCAAATCGAGATTTATACAATTATACTGTTAAAAAATATGGTCTTGAAAATATTAATAATGTTCATCATTACGAAACAAATGAAATCAAAGATTCTGCCAATAGACTAATCATGTCTGCAGGAAAAGTAGTAGATCCAGATTTCATAATCTCGTATTATGATCGTGGAATCATGTATACAAATGATTCTACACAACTTGGTGCTGGTGTCGAAGTCTTAACTAACGTTACAAGAGCAATTTCCAACTCTGATTATGAAGTGATGAAAAATGAAGAGAAATCTTCGATTTATCTACTGAAACCTGGATATATTCAACAACTTCTAAATGATATGAGAACTGACATGCTTTATGGAAAGTCTTCGGAATACGTTACTGATAAACTTGCAAGAACAGAAAATACAAGAAAACTGAAGCAATAAAAAAGGGGAGGTTTCCCTCCCCGTCTCACTCAGTCTGCTGCGAGAGCAGCAAAGTAACTCAAAGTATCATCGTCGTCTTGACTAGAAGAGGCAGATGAAGGACTCAGATTATCAAGTTCTTCTTTCAAAGATTGAGGAACAGGTTCTGCAGCACGATTCTGCTGACGGAACTCTTCTTCTTGCTCAACAGTCTCTTGGTCCTGGAACTTAGGAGTGCCCTTGATACCAAGAACATAGTCCAGACGCTTCTTCAGGTCGTCATAGGACTTGAACTGGTCTGGAGCAACAAACTCTTCGAGAGAATATTCTTTCTTCCAGATTGCCTCCATAGCATCATCGTCGTCAAGAAGTGCATCCTGACGTGCGAACTCAGAAGAGTCATAGTTACGATAACCAGCAACGTTCTTTGCTTTCAGTTTGAAGTTGGCACCTTGCCAGAAGTCAAAGGGATCAATTGCTTCCTCGTCCTCAAACTCAGGTTGCATTGCGGCAGTCAGTTTATCAAAGATCTTCTTACCGAACTTATACAGGAAGACTTTACCTTCGTTCTCAGGATTAGCAGGATCCTTGACAACATAGATGTTGGCAACATAAGTCAGTTTACGCTTCTGCTTACGTGCTGCCTCTTTACCAGCATCGGTGCCGTTGTTCCACAGCATCGTGTTATATTCAGACACAGGATCCTTCTGACCCAGAGTGGTCAGAGAGTTTTCGATGTACCAACCACCAGGACCCTGGAAGGCGTGGGAGTACAGTTTGACAAACGGAAGATCTTCACCGTTCGGAGCAGGCAGGAAACGAATAACGGCATAACCATTACCGCCTTTATCTACTTCCAGTTTCCACAGACG